GTGTTAGGACTCCTGCTGAATCTATATCTACCGTACCGTCTGCTGTTATCTGGATGTTTGCTGCAGCAGCTGCTGCGTCCGTAGTTACTATACTTAGTGTGCCATTAGTACCTGCTGTAAATACTGCAGTATCGCTGGCACTGCCAGTCATGGTAATAACCTTACCATCCACCGCCACATCATCAACAGTCAGTGCAGTCAGCGTACCTAATGATGTAACGCTGCCCTGAGCAGCTGTAGCAAGTGTCCCTGCTATAGTCCCTCCAGAGACATTGATACCTGCACTAAAGACTGGTATCTGATTCATTGTCACCACACCGCCAGATGAAATAGCTATAGCATCTGTGTCTGATGTGTGTCCAATATTTGTACCATTAATAATTATACTATCAACAGTTAGAGTTGTTAGTGTTCCTAGAGAGGTTACACTTCCTTGCGCTGCTGTAGCGAGCGTGCCTGCTATTGTACCGCCTGACACGTTAATACCCGCGCTGAACACAGGTATCTGGTTCATCGTCACAACACCACCAGAAGAGATGGCTATTGCGTCTGTATCGCTAGCCGAGCCAATATTACCTGCGTCTGGTATAACTATATTACCACCAGTGGTCATTAAACCGCCACCAGTATATGTCCCAGAAACGTCTAGGTTAGCATTGACATCAGCCAGAGTAGCATTTAACTCAATCTCATCCGTAGCATTAATGTCCAGTATTGCATTACTGGGAGCATTAATATACTGGGACGAGTCATTGAACTGGATTTGCATTGTAGAGTTAAGCAAAATACCAGTACCATGTACGTGCGTTATTGTAACTTCTTGGTCATCGCCAAGGTATATAATACCGCCATCTGCGAGGAATAAGTCTGAGAACTCAAGCGCGGCGGTTCCAAGTGTTGCGCCGTCTGCAGCGTCAGGCACCAGTGCCGTAACAACTGGAGGGCTACTCGTCCATTCGGGCGCAGTCCCCGCACTATTAACAGATAGTATCTGTTTAGCCGCCCCGATACCCAGTCTTGATAACTGGGACGTTGAAGAGGCGTATATAATGTCCCCGGCAGCCTGACTGTTTAGTATGTGGGAGCCTACTGCTTCCCACTCGGCCTTGGATAGCGCCGTGCCTACGTCAGAGTGGCGTAGTTCGTTAGCCATGCGGCCTCCTTAATCTAGAAAGTCTACACTGAGGGAAAAGGTAACGGTTGGCGTTGAGGAGCCTCCTACGGTTCCTACTGCCCTTATCTGGTTAGGTATAATACCAGTACATACGGCATTGCCACTGGCTGTCAGACCGGGGTAGACTGTTAACTGGTCCTGTCCTGTACCAGTCTTCTGGGCAAATGCATATGCCCCAGTACCTGCTACATTATCAGCAAGGTCTATCCAGTCGCCTCCAGTCTGGTCATACCCCTGTATCTTTAAGTCGAGGGTAGGACTGGTGCCTGATACCGCCGTAATGTCTAACCAGAATATCGCACCTATCCCTGAGTGGTTGGTTACAGGGTTACTATTATTAGCGCCTGAACTTTTAGCACTACTTGAGAATATAGTTGCGTGTGCGTTAGCCATTAGCTTGCTGTTCTCCTCTGCCATGCCTTGATGTAATCAACTGTTAGTGATTTAGAATCACTAGACTCTCTTGACTGTACAAATACCCAAGGTGTAAGACTAACATCTTTTGAACAAGCGCCTGTCATTGGTGCTGACTTGTAAGTCTGGTAACCATTTGCGTCTAGTCGGTAGAAAGTAGCTGTCGTATCGTACAGTGCTACAATCAGTGTCTCATAGGTAGCTGCTACAGGAGCAAGACTGTCTTCAATCTTGGTAGCTTCTGTATTAGAATCTACCCCAGTTGCCTGCCAGTAAGCAGTATCATCTGTATCAAATATCCACCCTACCCAGTCTGTTGCAGTTGTTGAGTAGGTAGCCAGTGTATTTACCGCACCCGCGTCATCATGCGCATCTGTAAACCCAATTTCCATCTTCACAGCCGCAATATCATCTACTTTAATTCGCGCTGCCATGACACAGTTTAGCTGTCCTTGGAAGTTCAACTCTCTACTCATTGCTGAGTATCCATTATCTGCTGTACCTGTTACCATCACTATCTCGCCATTCGCCCCTGCAGATATTACAGCATCCGCTGAGCTACCACTGCCTGTATCAGCAGTCTGCCATTCCACACTCAATACGTCACCAACAAAGTCATCGAATACAACTACTTGGTCTAGCGTGTTAAACTCTAAAAATCCAAATTCCCTAGCCAACCCAATCTGGTTTCTCAGGTTCTGACGGCTTGGGACGTTCTGTACCGGGTTAGCCATTATCTTCTCCTATGATTGCCGGGTCCAATTCTATCCTTGTGAACTCAGGCTTATCCTTTTTGAACACCGCTCGAATGCGCCATTCTTCCATATCTTCTATCACCACATCACTATCCATTTCAACTGCGGGATAGGGACCATTCAGCCGTAACTGCGAGGTCAACTCATATCCACGCTTAGCCATAGTGCTTAAAAATGTACCTGCTGTAGTCTTTAGATGGGCCTTCTTCAGCCCGCTACTAGCATCTACAGGGACATGACAACTACCTTCTAAAACTGTGAAGGGGTTGTCCTTCTTGGCATCTAATCTACGTTGGACTTTTCCAACATCAATTAGGGGTATCTCAGCCAACTAGTTCCATATCCGATATACGGACCCCCCAGCTACCAAGACCTAAAAAGTCAACTTTATACTTATGGTTGCCATCGTCTAGTTTATAGAAGTCAGCACCCACGGTGCCTATAATACCATTAGTCTTAATGGACTCCTGTACATCAGGTCTAAAACTATCCAGTTTACCCATAAGGATAGGATGTCTTTCAGCAGTTTCCTTTAACCTTACCTTAGTCCCTTCTGGTATCTGGTCAACTTCGGGTACTGGTTCAGTTACCCATAGCTTTTGGGGCGCGGAAGCCTTCTGCTCCATATCAGAAAGTCGGTCTTCCATCGCCCCTAGCTTTTCTAAGATTTCTCCCAGTGCATCAGTACTACTCTTCTTCGTTGTCATTTACGCTCCTTTAATCCATACGCCGTGGTCTGACCTCATGACTTGCTCTCCGTATAGCTGCTCAATCGCAACCTTGTCTGCAAAGTAGTCGATGTCAAACATCGTATGCATGTCCGGGGTCATCTGCATTATTAGTGCTTGAGCCTCGTGTTGGAAGAGTGTGTTGTCGTGTCCTGCGGAGTTGGTACCATCCACGTTAGTGGACTTGTAGACCGGGACTCCGAGGAAGGAAGATATATAAGCCTTGTCTAGCGAGCTATCGCGGCCTTGACCGTGAAGGTTCGTATAGTCATTGTTTATATATGTATCCATCTTTAGCAGACCGACTTCGGATGCCGGGGAAATTACAAAGTAGCGACTGTCCGCCGGGGCATTAGCATCATCTAGATACTGTATAGCCCTTAGATAGTCGTTGTATGTATTCTCCGCAGCAAGGGTACCAACTGTCTGTGAAGACCAGTCAGCCTCAACACGCGAGGCTAGCGCATCATCTACGTTAAGCCCCAAGGCGTATCCTAGCTTACCCGCATAAGCTGCGAGCATGTCCCTATCGGACTGTACTTTTGTTATACTCTCAACCGCGATTGCAGCATAATAATGCTGGTCTACGGTGATAGTTGTGTTTGTCTCTGTGACTGTCTCATACGTGATAGCCGTATTGGTAGACTTAGCTCTCGCAGCCAAGTCACTAATGTTGGGTACATGAATCTTGTCACCCTTCACTAGGCCATCTTCAAATTTTCGGTCAACTAACTTAGCAAAGACTAACTGTGCTTCGCGTGCGACAATTGCCAAGGTAGACCAAATTTCTGGTATAAAGACATCAGCAGTAGTGTTGTCAATAAACTCTGTTGCTCCTGTTGCCATTTAATTATCTCCCAGTATTAAAAAATTGGTCTAAAACCGTATCAGCATGAGCCTTCATTTCGGAATCACTCATGCTTGAGGAGGGGACTGCATCATTAAGAGTCAGACGTTTACTGCCTGCGGCGGTAGAGGAGCCATTATCGACCCCTCTTCCACCCTCTCGTAGGCGGTCCTGAACGCGGCGTTCTACTTCCGCATCTATGTCCTCCACTGGTTGTGCGAATGCAGCCTGGACGGATGATAATGCTCCTGCATGGTC